TTTCGGTATCTATATAAACAGCCAGCCCTCCTTGTTGTTGACAACTTGCAAGTGCATGTGCTGCTAATAATGATTTTCCTGATGCCTCTAAACCTGTAATTTCAGTAATTCTACCGACAGGAAAGCCACCTTCCTTACGATTTGAAATTGCAAGATCAAGCATAGATGAACCACTTTCAACCCAACCTTTGACTTCACTTGGAGCCGTAGTATCTCCATCCAAGAAGAATGCCGTCTGGTATCCTGTATTCTTGAACTTCTTATTAAGACTATCTGCTAATTCAACTGCTAAGGAGTCCGCTAGTTCACTCTTTGTTTTTGATTTTGCCATAAATGTAACTTTTTTTTATTCGTTAAATAACTCGTCAAATGCTGCAGATACATCATCTACTTTATTGACGCCGGCTGGTGCCGCTTCTTTCTTTGGTGCTTCTGTTGCTGCAGGTCTTGCATCTGTTGATGTACCAGTATCACTATCAGGATTCAACCATTCTTCTAATGCTCCTTTAAGATCATCATATGATGGCTCTTTAAAAATATCATCTAAGTTAGATTGATTATTTGCTGCTTGTTCAGCAACATTTTTATCCTCTGTCATTGGAGTAACATTTGGCTTTACTCTAATAGTAGTTTTTGGAAATGCTCCTGCTTCTGCTGGAGTAAATTCAACTAAGATATCTCTACCTCCCATTGGGTCTGAAATATCACCATAATCTGGATCTGAAATAATACCTAATAATTCAGTATATACTTGTTTACCAAAACCCCAAAATTTAACACCTTCTGATTCTGCACCTCTTACAAGGATAGGAACATATGTTCTCATTTTAGGTTCCATCTTCTTACCTAACTTCCATTCATCGGAATTACCTGATGCTTTAAGTTTTTCACAAAACTCAACAACTGGATCTGCTTTTCCGTTTGTAATTGGAGATAGATAATTTTTCTTACCTAAATCATAATGAAAATAAAGTTCTCTGAAAGGATTACTTCTGTCGTGCTGATAAGGCACAATTCTTACAATTTGTTTACCTGGTTCAGGTCTCCATAAATTGTTTCGGCGAGTGCCGGTCGTTTGTAATTGATTAAGTTTAGCCTTAATCGCGTTTAAGTCAATTGCCATTTTTTCTTTTCTTTTTTTAATGGTTAATAATTAATTAATAATATAACAACTTTATTTCGTATTTCCTAAGCATTATTGAAAAAAGTTGCAAAAAAGTTTTTAACTGCTATTTTTTATTTTTTAATTTTGAGTTTAATTATGGCTAAACTCTAATCCTTTTATTTAATATAAATATAATGAAAATATCTTTAATATCCTAATTTATCCTTCGAAGAATCCAATTTTTCCAAACTCTTTCATATATGAATCAAATCCGTTATTAACGCTTTTATCAAAATTTGGACTAACCTGTCGTACAATATCAACTGCCTTATCATAAAATTCGTCAGCTTCTTTTTTGTTCCCTCCTGGAAAATCATATGCATCTTCTGGAATACCACTTCCCATATAACGACCTAATCCATATCCATACTGAGGATACTCATTATTAAGTGCTATTAATTCTGTCTCAACATTTGATAAGTTAAGTGCTTCTGTTAGTAATGTTTTTAGTTTAATCATTTTTTCCTTTTATATAAAAATATGTTATATATCAATTCTTTTGTGTAAATCTAAATGTATATGTCTTAAGTCATCGCCATCGGTCAGTAACAATGAGTTTTCATAATTTGGCCAATTGATAATAAATTTCTTGTCCAATATACCATTATTAGCTTTCAATATGATAACATTTAATGCATTAACTGTATATAATGTATTTGTTTCTTTCTTTCTATGTATCATAATTGTATTAGGTGTCTTGCCGTAATCATCTGGTTGAACATTATATGTTACATATAAGTCATGTCTATTACTAGCATCAGAAAACACAAACATTCTTTTCTCTGATACTGTATATGACTTCTTAACGTAATCTACTATCAGATCCAAATCTTTTCTATGTGCAAATGTACATAATAATTGTGTTCTCATTTATCTTCTCCTATACTGATTTTAATTGAGTCGCTGTCATAGAATCTTGACTAGTAGCTTTAGGTTTGGTATTAGGAGCTCCTATATTAAATTTATCTTTAAATATTTTAGTTAACTCATCAATCGAATCATCTTTACCCATAATTAGATAATCTTTTTTATAATTTAATGACATAAATGCATCCCATGGTTCACTATCTGCATAATATCTAAATTCTAATGCTGATAATCTTGGAAATAATTCTTTGGTATTAAATGAGCCGTCCGGATTAATTCCTGGTTCTGCTACATCACCTTTAATATTTCCTTGATATTTTTTATAAAAACGTTGAAGTGCTTTACTATACACGTCAACAATTTGAGATCTTTTTATCAAGTTTTTCTTTACTAGATCTTTTAAATATTGATCTGCTAATGATTCTTTTCCTGATTTATAATATAATTGAATTTCAGTGCTAGATGTCACATCTGGAAAATTAGCTGGTAAATTATCTCCATATGCTAATTGTATTGCTTCAAATATATCTAATGCAATATCATATCCAGAACCATATCCAGATTGTCCTCTCATTCTAAATGCCGAAGACTTTGATTGAGTAGATTTTAATTCAATTTTTATTCCTTCTGCTCCTACATCACCACTAGTTGGCACATGTCCTCCTTTAAGAATAACACGTAATATATTTTCTCCTGCACCCACATTAACTCCACCGCCTGCAGGTATATAGTTATATAACCAATCGGCATATTCTTTTGAAAATCCTACTTTAGCAATAAATGATTCTAAATTTCCTGAATCTCCTAGTGAATCAAAATCTATACCTGATACTTCGCCGGCTACTAAATCTTGCAATTGTTTGTAACTATCCATTTCAACTGCTTTATCAAACATTCCTTTTGCAGTTCTGTCATCAAAATTACGTTTCTTTAATCCATCTAATGCACTAGTCTGACTATTTGCACTATCTATCAATCTAGAAATATATGAAATTAATTTGTCCGGTAATGGTGTTTCTTTAATTACAGCAATTAAATCGTCTTTGGTATATCCTTCTTGTAATAATAACGATTCTTCTATAACTTCTAATGTATGTTGTTTTTCCTCATCTTCAACTGGAGTAGCATTATGAAATGCTTGATCTAATTGATCTACTTCATTTGTAAAAAAACTTCCGTTTAAATTATTTTCTGCTAGTATTTCATGAAGAATGTCCATTTCTGCTTTCGAATATGGAGCATTTGCATAACCGTTCGGTAGTCTGTAAAACCACTCTTTTATAATTGAATCTCTATCCATTGACAAACCTTTTTAATAAATATCAAGCTATCCGTGAAGTCATATCCGTCATGACATGATAATTAACACCTGCTTTAATTTTAACCGGGAAGCGACCTGCTTGGTTCATAACATCTTTCAACTTATTTAATAATTCCTTACCATCTGACATATCATAATCAAACAATAACGAATCATAAGTGTAAAGGATGATATTTGTATTATACTCACTTAACAAATCATTTACATTGTTTAACACATGTAAATTATATTCCGTCTCAGATGCTTGTAACAAATAATTGAATAACTTGTTAGGATTCATATCATGTAAACAGTTTTTATACAACGGACGTTTCATTAAAGGAGTTACTACAAACCCATTTTCTTTGAAGTTGCTCCATAATGTTCTAATAAATGATCTTGTCTTTTTAAAGAATGGTATCTTAGCAAAGTCATCATCTATACCTCCATATAACAATCTAAAGGTTATTTTTTTACTTTGGTCATATTCTTCTTCTGATAATTCTTTTTTTCCAAAATATTGTTTTCCAAAATATTCATGAACACTTCCATCAGGTAAATCATACCCAATTATGTCAGCAATAAGTCTAGGATGATATGCATCAAAGTCCATTTCTAATAACATTCCTTTTTCCCATCTACTTACAAACGATTCCCTACAACCAGACTCCTTTGGTAATGCTGCATAATTAACTCCTCCAAATTTATTAGATGGCCTACCTGTTGTTGTCCATATATTATATTCTGTAAATGCTCTGTTCTTATCAATACCATTTGCTTTAAAATGTTCCACAAATTTATTATAATCTACTTGCAAACCATTTCTTTCTACACATGCAAAATTATCTGTTACTAGTTGTTCATATTCTTCAAATGCATTTGTTTTATCAAATGTCATATAAAATTCCATGAACTTAGTTTTCATCTCATCGCACCTTTCAATATGTTTTGTAATAGGCAACCAATCATGAGTATTTGTTTCATTATGCCACCACCTATTCCAAGAATCATGTGCCGATGTATTTGTTTCATCTAACGGCAACATTTTATGATTTTGCCACCAAGCAACCATATCTGCATCATAACATTTTATAGAACTAAATCGGCTAAAGCGTTTCTTTGCTAATACATATATATCCCTCTCACTTGTAAGGTCATTTAAACGTTCTATATCAATGTTAAAGCAATCCTTATGACGGAATGGCACAATATAATGGTTATCGGCTTCTATACAATATATATAAATAAAGCTAATGTAATTATTCATGAAATGTCGATAAGGATCTGAATACATTGGTATCCATAATGAATTGTTAGTTTTTAACAACTCTTGTAACTTTTCAAAATCTTTTTCTTTTTCAACTAACATGTTATTTAATATAAGAAAAAAATATCAAATATCAAAGTTATTCTGGAATTTTATGATAATCTTTATGGAACTCATCTAGATCGGATAAATATAAGTCCAATCCATTCATATTATATGTCCTTGCAGCAAATGCTATTGTATTTCTATTTGCAATACGTACTGCATCAACTGGACCATTAATAGTCCATTCCAATATCACCTTTTTATAGATTGTCGAATCAATACCTGGAGTATTATTTCTATTCATTCGACTTGACTCATCCGGAGAAATTTCTGTTATATCGGAAGTGTCGTTAATTTTTTGTACAAATATTCTTGAAAAATATCCTAGGTCATAATCTCTAGGAAGTGGGTTAGGATAAAAATATGGTGGTGTATAATGATTATTAAATCTAGCTTCTGTTATCTGATAATACAAACTGTTATTTACTGTCGTACTGCCATTGTCTCTACCGTTCATATCTAACAATTGAGATTGTTCGCCTTGTACTACATATGGTATCAAAGGTTCGCTGATATTAGGCAGAAATGCAGCTTCAGTATAAGATGCTCCATTTGGATATACATGATATAATCCTCTATATTCTTCAAATGTTTCGGCATAAGAATATTCTAGCCCATCTGTATAAAGGCTTTTTCTAATCTTAGCTGCAGGAGTAAATACTGGTTTTTTAATATATGTCATACTTTTCTTATTCTACATAATGCTTCTAGAGTTGTTGTCCAATCATTATTAGTTATTTTATGTTCATATTTAGTTACTGTAAATACAATTTTAAGATTTCCATACGGATCTTGATATCTTTTTGGTAGATAAGATGTTGTAATTGTATCTCCAAACTTAAATCCTTCTACGCCATCTAATGTAACAGAAAGTTTTAAAGGAAATGGTATTTGTGATGGGTCATTACCAGAGCCAAATTGTCCGGTTTCAGCTTTTTCTTGCGGTGTCTGTTCATTTACTAAAGCTTGTATAGCTGATTTTGCTTTACTTATTCCACCGGTGCTATATTCATCTAATGTTAATCCTTTTCTGGCATTAAGTTGCTGTTCATCAATTGCCTGGTCTGCTATATTTGCCTCTCTTATAGTAGTTGTACTATCTTGTTTTATAATTTCTACTGCAACCTCTTCTTTAGATTGCATGTCCGGTGCTCCTCCAAATGCCTTTGCTTGAAGTTCTTTCGGTACCGATGCAGATATATTTATTTCTCTTATTCCATTTTCGCCGCCCACTGAATCTAAACGGTATGGTATAATTGGTTTATCTCCGCCAGGCGATTTTCTATTTACTATCCATATTATTTCTGGATCTCTATCATCTTGATCTAGATAAAAGTCCCATGCGCCGCCAGAACAATCACGTATTGATGCAAATATAGTTTTCATGAATCGATTTAATATTATTTGTCCATTTGCCTTTTCCGATTCCTCTGCTTTATTAGCTTCACTTTTTGCTTCACTATTAAATTCTTGTTGTATTGCTCTTAGTAAATCTCGTGATATAAGTATATTTTCTGGATTGCCTTTTTCTTTTCCTAAAGCATCATATGTTTCAATATGGTCAATGGAAATGTAATTTGACCATGGATTGATGGCAGATAATGGGCCGGCCTTTCCATCCCAATATGTATTTTCTATTGTCCCTTGTGGATAAGGAAACAACATTGCTACAGGATCTGCACTCCAAACTAATCCGGATTTGAAATGGGTTTGTACTATTGAAAACTCCGGATCAAATTGTAATCTATATCTAGGAACTATTGATGCCGGCAAGTCGATTGAATATTTATTCAACATGTTGCATAATGCACCTAATGTTATATATTGAAGATAGTAACTTGTAAAAAGTCCGCCTTCTACTTTACTAGGAGAACTATATTTATCAGGTGCTTTTAAGAATGCAAAATTACCAGTCCCATCTTTTAATTTTCCAGATGTACCATGTCCGGGAGCAAATACTGTACCACCTCTAGATCGAACTGCACTTTCAATACCTCCTGCATGTCCAGATGATTGTAATTGATAATCTATCCAATCAAATATATTACCTACCGGAACTTTATCATTGAAGCCATCATAGTTAGTAATAAAATTTTTGGCAGGAAATCCAGCTTGTGTATTTATATTATTTTGTTCATATGTTCCGCCTTTACCAATACCTTTAAAGCTACAATCAAAATAATTTTCTTTTGTAATTTTAAATGAATAATCATATACAGTAAATTCATGAGTTGCTGATTCACTAGGTGTTTCTGGTCCTATATATCCATAATCGACTTTGATCTCACGTCCTGGTACTAATAATGCATCTTCTAAAATTTCAAATGACTCTCTATCAAAACATGTAAAACCGCCTTCTACTCTACGCAATGATCCAGCATCTCCTTCTAATTTAATCGAAACATCTTTAAGAATGGGGGCTGGCCTACCTGTACTGTTAGGATCATATGTGCCAGCCATAGATGTATCAGTGATAGGTAAAGAAATTCTAGAATTTTCTTTACTAGATATCTTTACATATGCATTATTACGTATACGATCACCAGATGGTAGTTTTACAGAACTATCTACTTGTCTATAGAAAAAATCACTCATTATTTATTATCCTCTGCATTTCTTAGCGATTCTGATAATCCTTGTAAAGGAAATGGTATTCGTAATTGTATGCCATCTGGCACATCTAATGTACCTTTACCTAAATTATTCGCAGATGCTATTACCCACCAATACCTAGGATCTTCATAAAATTCATTTGCTAATAGATCTAATCGATCTTGAACTCTAGATATAATATATAAGTCTGTACTTTTTTTTGGAAATGACGGGTAACGTGTTGTAGAATAACGATCTAAACTACTTTTTGTATATTGATATCTATTTAATGACATTATTTATCTCCTATATGTTTTGATATACTACTGAAGTATTTTCTGGCCTTTCGCCTAGTACTGTTAATGATATAGATACATTTGTATAAAATGGTGCTTGATTGCCCTCTGCTATTTCCCATGGCCCTTCAGCATCCCAATCATATGATAAATCTGTTATTATCATTTCTTTATTTCTATATAAATCTCCAATTGTAACTTTTACTACTTGGCCATGAAATCCAGACTCTCCTGGATATACTGGATATGTTTTACGTGCTAAACTTTGTAGCTTTTGCCATATTCCTGCCCGGTCTTCTTGTTTAAATATTGGTACTATAAAATCTGTATTAATTGTTCTTTCAAAACTTTCATATAAATATCTAGCATCTGCCCTTCCTTGATCTTGTTGGCCATTCCAACTTGGAGTAAATGCATCATTTAAGCTGCCTATATATGCTTTAAATTTAATGCCGCCTATAGAAAATTTAACAAGTGATTTATCTATAGATTGATCTATATCATCTAATTTTGTATCATTTGCCCAATCCACTCCAGATAGAGAATCTTTTTGTGATTGTCCTTTTGATCTAAAATCAAATAAAGCAGGTTTGCTAGACAATGTACGTTCTGGCCTATCGCCATATGCCATTCTAGTATAATCTAATAATATATTTCCTTCTTCTTTTTTAGCAATCCCGCCGCCTTCAAAATCCGATTCTATCTTTGATTCTAACCCATCAGTAGGAGGTGTTGATAGAGGACCATTTGGTAAAAACTGTCCTGGCTCTGTATATGGAGTTTCATTATTCCATCTAAAGAAATTGTCTCCAAAACTAGTATTATACGTCTTTCTACCATTTCTTCCTAACGCTATATCTAATAATTTAGAAAATTTACTTGGCAAACCTCCGCTTGGAGATTCTTGTCCTTCTTTTGAAGTATCAGTATGCCTATTATGGAATGTTGCACCAATACCTAATATAGAACTTGGTCCTTTTGGTCCTGAAAGTGCTTCAAATGGTCCGCCGGTAATTGGTGTTGTCTGCGATACAAACCCACCTTTAGTAATTTCTTTATATAATTGTATTTGTTTGCCGGTTTTAGGACCAAGAGATATATTTGCTAATCTTTGAACTGCTTTAGTGGTTCCATATCTGCCGCCTCCTCCTAATGGTAGATTAACTAATCCAGAATGTCTTGTAAATTTACCAGAGCCTAATATTCCATTCACTAATGCTTGGCCTGGAGCAGATAATGGATTATATAATTGAGTTGCTGGAAGTCCTATCGATAGTCCTAATACATTTTCAGTATTTGGATTCATTAATTGATATCCATACTGTCTAGCTAAAAATCCTATACCTTTTGGTGATATAAGAAATTTACCTATTCTTGCAACATCTATTGCAGATCTTTCAGCTGCAGTTAATATACCTGCTCTAGGTAAATCAAATGTTGAAAATATCTTTCCTACCGTAGTTGTTCCTAATCCCCAACGTTGTGGGTCAGAACTACCTTCTCTTTGAATACCTCTCAATATAAAAGGTTGTTTTGCATATCCAGGATTTGGAGTAGCATCATCTCTCAAATTGAATTTGTTATACATATCATCTATAGGAGACTCTGCTGTATATGTATCTGCTAATCCTGAATTTTTATGTTTAACTCCATATACTTCACTATATTTTAATGTATTTGCAAATCCTGTTCTAACTTTATCAAATGTATGAATTTGGCCTTCTGGCCCGATTGGAAATTTTGTTCCAGTTCCTAACTGTGCCTTTCTACTTGCAGACCCTCTATCTGAAAATGTAATGTCATCTATTGCAAAAGAATCGCCGGCAAATCTATTTATAAATGTTGTAGCAAATCCTTTATCATCATAACCGGTTGGGCTAACAAATGGCACATCATCCGATCCTTGAAACTTAGTATCCTTTCTATTAGCATTAGGCTTATATGGACCTGGATTCTTTCCGTAGAAGCTTAAGTCTGATTTTATATTTACTAATGCCATTTTTATCCTCTCCTAAATGAATCTGCTGTTCTTATTGTTGCTGATAATTCTTTTCCGTCCATATTGATTGATATATTACTTATTGCATCTATTACTTGCTGCATAGTAACTCCTTTATCATCCTTTTCTCCGTAGTAATTATTAACAACTCCTGCTCCTCCTGCTGATGGACTAGTACCCATACTTGGACCCATTGATAATCCATCTCGTTTATCACCTTGGAATATTCCTCCTACTGTTGGGCTTGATACTATAGGACCTCCATTTGGATCTATACCTAAATCACCTACTGAAGTTGCTTTCTTAAACATTGCAAATAGTCCGCCGGCCGCCGCTATTGCTAATGGAATACCAATACCAAATGGTATCTGAGCGAATGATCCAAATAATCCGGCGATTGCTTTTCCTAATACCATTGCACCTTCCAATGCCGTTTTAGCAAGATTTACTGCTGTCGCAGCTCCTTGTCTAATTATAGCACCTAACGAAGCATTTTCTAATGCAACTCTTATAGTTTTCAATGCATTTAATGCTGTTGCTTTACCTATTTCAACTGCACTCATTATTGCTTCTTCTTTCTTTTTAGCAATTATTAAAGTTGTTAATGTAAGTACGCCAGCTGTAATACCTTTGAACTTTTCCATAAACCCTATTAATGCTCCCATTGCTTTACCTGCCAATGTTATTGGCATAAACGCTACCTTTAATCCTACTCCTATCACTTTCAATAATGGACTTAGTGCTGCAAATACACTCATTAATGCTTGTCCGGCTGGCATTAATGCATTTACTAACTGTGCTTTCATAGCTGCAAATGCTGCTGCTGTTTTTTCTGATGATTGTTGTTGTGCCAATTTATTCTGTAAATCCTTTGCAGACATATTTTCCATTTCTGCAGCACTTAATCCTAATGCATTCATCGACGCTAATTCATCTGAAGTTAGATCTCCCATTTTAGATTTTATTGTTAATGATTTTTGTAGTTCATCAACATCCATACCAGTTGCTTGTGCTAACTTTTTACGTTCTAATACATCCATTTTATTGAAATCATGTATAGAACCTACTTGATCCATTACTGCTTTTGTTGCTCCTGCTATATCTCCTTCTAATGCTAATTGACGAGCTAAATCAAAATTCATTTGTTTACCAGTCAATGCTTGTAATTCAAATTGACTTGATATTGATGACTCAAAGTCTAATAAACTTTCAGATACTTTAGCCATGGTAGCTAAACTAACTCCCATTTTAGCTGCTTCAATTGCTGCCTTCTTCAATGCTTTAACATTTCCTCCAAAGAACTTTGCAGTTGTTCCGGCATTATCTGCAATATCCTTTGTTACGGTTGCTACATTAACTCCAGATTTCAATGCCTCTGCTGCTAAATCTCTTTGTGCATTAGCAGCATTATCTGCTGACACTCCCATTGCCATAAAGGCAGCATTTACTTTACCTGCTTGTGCTGCTCCATATCCAAATGCTTTACCTATATCTGATACAGCACCTGCTTGTTCGCCGGACAACTTTCCTATAACACCTAATTGTGCAATTTGTTCTTTCTGTACAGCTATTATATCTGATTGTGTTGATAATTGATTACCAAATGCCGCTACCTGCTTATTTGCTTCTTTAACTAATAATTTTGATTGTGTATATGTTAATCCTGTATCTGCAGATACTTTTTGTGCTTCTTTTGATATTGATTTGAAAGCTGCTATTAATCCTATTGCCGCGGCTGCTATTAATGCCATTGGATTCATCTTCACTATAGCATTAAACGCTTGCATACCAGCGCCTAATGATGCTGTTAATCCTTTGCCTTGCAGCATCGATGTCAAAAATGCTTCTGCTGCAGCATTTATTCCATTTTCAAATTGGTCAGCTAACTTATCTAATCCCATTAGTTTGGAAAGATACGCACCTCCCGGAAATTTCTTAATAAACGCATCTGCTTTACCTACTAAATCTTTTGCTGCATCATTTACTACTGCAAATCCTTTTTTAGTATTTTGAATTAATTTATTTTGTTGTTTTAGTGCTTTTATCTGAGATTCACTGGCAGCTAATATTTGTTGGGAAGTCTCTGATAATTTTTCAGATACTTTGGCATCGGCCTCTTTTAATTTTTTTATTTGATCTAAAACTTTTTTCTCTGCAGTATAATTTGCTAAAGTCTGATCAGATGCATTTAATATTTCTTTAACATAACTTTTCTGTAATTGGTAAGTGTCAGACATAGAACCAACCATATCTGCTAATTTTCTTTGCTCAGCAACTAGTTGTTGTTGTATTTTGATATCTGCTTTTGTAGGCTTACTCATGAGATATTACTTTTATCTAGCTAATTTTTTTGCCAATTCTCGAAATTTTGGATCAGGATGGTCTGCTAACTTTTTTGATAAATCTTTAAGTCGTTGAGCATGATAATTATGATCTTCGATTGCAGCTTTGAATTCTGGATCTTTGCCTAATTTTTTCATAGCTTTTTTTACAGCTGGCTTCATAATCCATTTAAGAAGTCCTAACGCTAACCCTTCATCGATTCTGTTAATTTCTTCGAGAAGCTGTTTTTCTATATTATTTTTTGACATATTGGTATTCCTTTTTAATAAATATCAATACGACCATGTTTTATATGAATTATCTGCCTCTTGCAGGCCTAGAAGATTTGGATCGTGATTGAGCCTGTTTCATTGCCTTTTCATGTTCTGTTTTTTGATCTTTAAACATTTTAGACATTTTTCTAATATAGAATGTACGTATATATATAGGCATATTACATACGTCCTGATATGTGAATCCTCCTTGACTATGATAGACAAGGTCAAATATTTGTTCTTGTTTGCTTAGTTTATAAGCCGGAGTCAGGCCAAAAAAAGTCCAATCCGATGCCAACCGTTGTACGAAAGTTGTCGCCGGAGTCTCCATCCGGGACTTGTACTTCCAAGCTTGTTTCAGGTGTTATTGATATTAGAAATTTACGAATTGCTCGAGAATCAATTGCTAACAATCTAGTATCAACAAATTTTCTAATTTTTGCATTATCTGTTTCGCCATCTATATTTATAATAACATATTTCATCATTGTAGAAACAGCTGCATTCTTTTTTAGTTTTGCTAAACCTTTTAACTCAGCATCCATCTTAGATTGATCTCTTTGAGTCAATAGTTTTAATTTGATAGGTATCTTAGCAGCAGGTAAATCTAAAGTAAATTCATTTGTGCCTTTATCTAATAAGGACCAATCAATTTCTTTTTCTGGTAATTGAGTTAGATCAACTACATGTTCTACTTCTTCTCCTGTTGTTGGATTAACTGCCTTGATAGGATAATCTTTACCATATCCTAATATTCTAGCTGCTATCATAACAGCATTCTTATCACATAATAAGAGGTCGTTATAATCAACTGGAGTAACTATTAAGGCCTTGAACAATTTATCTAACACTACACCATTATTAATAAATGATTGATTAGTAAGAATATCTTCTTCCTTTGCAGTCATATATTTCATTTCAATAGTACCTTTAGATAAAGGATGTCCTTTTGGATATAATTTTCCTTTACTTGGCAATTGAATAATTTCTGTTGGGAAATCAAATACCAATGTTTCTTCAGCTGCATCTGTATTGTATTGAGCTGTTGCTAGTTCTTTTAATTGTTTATCTGTCATCACCGGTGCTTTTCCCGGATAATCGTCGTTAACTTTTTGTGCCATATATCATCTCCTAATAACTTATTACTTTTATATAAATATGCCTTAACAGTAAAAAATCCCACCGTAAGGTAGGATTCTTTAATGCTATCGAAATATCAATTAGAATTGTAACACTGCATAATCATATTTTAGAGTCAATTCAATTTGTAATGGATCTTCTGTTGCCCAATCCATATCTCCAAATGTTGCAGAAGAAATAAATGCTCCTTTCAAAGTCCACTCTTCAACTTTATCACCTACTGGTCCTAAAGTATTGAAAGTTAAATCCTTTTTATAAAAGTCACTATATCCATCTCTACCTGTTACAGATTCATGATGTAATCTTACCCATTCCATAACTGCTTGTGCTCCTGATGGTACAACTGGGTCATATAATGTTACTGTTACATCTTGCCATCTAGACTTTCCTTTCAACTTTCTTTCAACGTTGATGTGGTCTAATATAACTTCACCTTGGTCAATTGATGGTCTACTAGCTGCTTTAATTAAGTATGCTGGTATTCCTTCAATATACATGATGAACCTATTGGCCATCTTCGGCTCATATGCCGTATAAAATATTTCGGTTGGGTCAAGTAATTCTGCCATCTTTTTATTCCTCTTTAATATAAATATACACTATCCTAAATTTTATTCAGGAAATGCTGCTCCTGTTGGTAAAATATTGAAATCAATTACAATAAACTCAGCTGCCTTAGCAGGTTGAAGGAATATTTGTCCAACCATTGTATTTCTATCAATTACGTC